AGTCTTAATATTCGCCCATGTATAGTACAGCCGGCTATGATCGCTCTTGACGCCGGGCAATTTGTCTGTGTCATTCGGCGTTGTCGTTGCCGTGCCACCCTCGATAGCCGATGCCAGAGCAGTGGCTGTTACATCAGCATTTGCTCCAATCCCATCCAACTTTGTTATTTGTGCTGCAGTTGCTTTGCCAGAATTTGAAGCTGTAGCATCAGGAATTGCATTGACTATTTCCGAACCTAATACTGAACTTGTTGTTCCACCAGCCGTAACAAGTGGGAATTTCCCAGCTAGTACAGAACTTGCTGTAACTGCCGGTAACTGTGAAATCTTCACATTTGCCATGTTATTCTCCTCTCATACAACAGCTCTTGCTGAAATCAATATCTGCCCATTCTTTGAAGCTGGGAATATCTTCTCTAGGAATGGCTTACTATCCATCATTACTGTCAGATGCATCATATTTGCTTCATTCATTGTAGCTACTGGTTGCATCGTTTTCATTGTTGCCAACACCTCATTCAATCGGTTCAACGGTACAATAGCTTCCGGCACATTTGCTTCTGCTACCCGCACCAATGTTCCACCAACTGATGGTTTTACAATCAAACCTTCTGCCGCTTCAGGGATTGGTACACTCTTGATAGTGTTTATCAAAGCATCATATTGTGCATTTACTTGTGCTTTCTTATCATAGTTTTTACTACCCAAATCAGCAATTGCTTTCTGCCGTGCAATTTCAGCTTGTGCTACTGCAACATCCCTATCATATATTGCTTTATCATGTTGCCATTTCTTCATATCAGCAGCAGCTTTTGCTTCCAAATCTGCTTTATCATGCACTGCTTTCAATTCTATTGCAGCTTTTTCTTCAGAAGCCTTTTTTGCAGCATCTTGTGCAGCTTTTTCTTGTGCATCATATTGTGCTTGAATATCAGCAACTACTTTCTTTGATTCAAGTTCGGCAAGCTGTCGCTCAAGCAATGCTCTCGTCTGCTCATTTGTTTCGGTTGCTATTGCTTGCTTCTTTTCCTCTATCTGCAAGGCAAGCTGTTCAGATTCAGTCTTTACTATATCAGCAACTGATTGAATACGGTTATCAACAATATCTTTCTGTGCCTGTAGTTCAAGCATTTCCCTACGAATAACTGCTGCTTCTTCAACCGAAGATGCTTCAGCAAGCTGTTTTTTCTTTGCTTCAAGCTGTGCCTGCAAGCTATCCTGTAGCTGTTTATCTTTATCAAGCTGTGCTTCAAGAGCAGCTTTTCGTTCTGTATCTATTGCATTAAGCTGTGTCTTCAAACGCTCTTGAATTAAATCCTCACCATACTTGTTTACATATCCTAGTGCCTCAAGTCTTGCTTGCTTCTCTGTTTCTATTGCGTTAAGCTGATTATCAAGTGTTGTTTGAATAAGTTTTATATTCCAATCTGCGGTTGTATTTGATAACTCAAGCATATCTTTTTTAAATTCTTTTTCATTCCCAAAAATAGAATCCCAAATACTACCAACTGCACTTATTACTGCACCTGCTGCCTGCCCAATAGCACCAGCAATGCCAGGAAGCATACTTCCAATTCCTGAAACAAGATTACCAATGCTTGAGATGGTTTCACCAGTAGATTTATTTGAACTATTTGCTACATCATTTATAGAACTTACAATTGAACCAATATTATTGATAATGCTTACTGTTTTATCTGCATACAGTTTTATTTCATCTGCTGCTGCTTTCTCATTGATTGCTTTTATAGCTTTCGCTTTATCTTCAGCACTAGCTGTAGATTTATTTACAAAATCAATATCAGCTTGTTTCTTCTTTTCAATAGCATCAACTTGATTCTGTAGGTCAGACTGATAGAAAGCTTTTACTTTATCAACTGAATCGGCTTTCAGTTTATTTATTTCATCTGTAGCATTAGCTTCAATTGTATAAATACCATTTAATGCATCCTCTCTTAATTTTGTAACGTCAGCATTATACTTATCTTCAATCTCCTTTTTCTTATCAGCATCATCACCAGCAGCAGCCATATCTTTATCAAACTTATCTTTCAAAAGGGCAAGCTGAATATTTAAGTTATCTTGTACAACCTTTTTCTGGTCATCAGCATTTTTCTGTACATTAGCAATCTGATTTTCAAGCTCAGTTTGAAATATTGCAGTAACTTTTGCAGCAGAATCGGCTTTTATCTTCTCAATATCAGCCATAGTTTTTGCATCTATTTTAGTAGAATCATCTGCTGCTTTTTGTTTTGCTGCTATAATGTCAGCATTATACTTCTCTTCAATCTCCTTCTTTTTCTTGGCATCATTGCCTGCCATATCCATATCTTTAAAAAAATTTTCCCGCAAAAGAGCAAGTTGGGTATCCAAATTGTCTTGAACAATTTTCTTCTGGTCATCAGCATTTTTATGTACATCAGTAATCTGCTTTTCAAGCTCAGTTTGAAATATTGCAGTAACTTTTGCAGCAGAATCAGCTTTTATCTTCTCAATATCTTTTGCTTCTGCTTCATTAAGCTTCTTTATAATATTAGCACGTAATATTTCATCTTTTATATTTAATGTAGCATCATCACGTTTTTCTTTATATACCCTATGCACATCATCAATTTGATTCTGTGCTTCAGTTTTTGTTATCTTTAAAATTTCATTAGTAGTTCTTTCCTGCTGCCTTACTAAAGAAAGTAACATATTTGCTTGCGCATTAACTATAGCATCAATTTGTTTTTGCACTTCTGTAGATGTTTTTTTAGCCCCATCTGCTAATGGTTTAAATAAATTATCAAGTACTAATGGTGTCTTTATATCTATAGAAAATTCACCAGCACCACCAGCATACCCTGGGATATTCTTCAGAATAGCCATTGTATCAAGTGCAAGCTGATGATTTGTAGTTCCATCAGCATATCCGGGGATTTTCCTAGCTACTTCATTTGGAATTACAATTTCCCCACCATTAAAAAATACAAGTTCTTTTCCTTTTTCACCCACCCAACCCAATCCAGGTTTTGCTCCCTCTGTTCCTGTTGCATATTTACTTGTAGAATAGTTGGATAATAGCTCTAAAATATTAGAAGGAATTACAATGCCAAGTCTTGTTGCATTTGCTTTCCAATAAGTAATCTGTGCTTCAAGCGTAGCAATCTGCCCTTCAAGTGTTTGAGAAAATGCTTGTTCAATTTCGCTTAGCTTCAAGCCTTTGATAATTGCATCAAGTTCCTTTAAATCCTCACTGTTCCACTTAACAATTTGACGCATTCTCTCAAAATTAGCTATAAGTATATCTGTAGCCGACTTGCCTTTGTTTTGAAGTTCATCATAAGCATCATGTATTGCACGTAATGCATCAAATTTTAGTGTTTCATCATTTATTACTTTATTTATTTCTTCAACTGATTTACCTTGCCTTTTGAGTTCAGTTACTTGTTCAAGCAAATTCTGCAAAAATATTCGTTTACGCTGATTTGTTTCATATAATATCTGATTAGTAAGATTATCTTCTATAGTTTTAACTTGCTTTGCATAATCTTGCCATGCTAAGGCTTGTTTGGTAAGACGAAGATTATCAGCATCCTGCCCAAGTTTTGCTGCTTCCTCCTTCCGTATTTGTTCATCTTCAGCTATGTGAATTGCTTCATCTCGTGCTAATTTTCTTCTAGTTGATTCCCATGCAAACCGTTTGGCTAAATCAGCTTGTTCTAGTTCTTTAAGATATTGATCCTTAGCGTATGCTTGATATGCTAACTTATATCGTTCACCTTCTATTTTCACAGCCTCTTGTATTCTTACTTCATTAAGTTCTCCCTCTCGTTTTACAACCTCGTGAAGAGCATCTATCTTATCTTGTGTAATACCAGCAGTTAAAATTTTAACTTGTTCTGCATATTTATCTTCACTATATATACGTAATTCATTTAATGCATTTTGTATATCTATTGTTCGTAGTGCAAGATAACCTTTTTCCCATAGTAAAACTGCTGCTTCTTTCTGTGCTTCATCTTCAATCCTATCTAATCTTTCTTGATTTGCTTCTTCAATAAGATGAATTTGTTCTACTTCAGCAAGTTTTCTGTTAATATAACCCCTTTTTATAACATTTTCTTCAGTGTACAATCGTGCATATGCTGCTTTTTCACTTTCTGCTTGTAAACGAACATACCCTCTAGCTGCTGCTTCTAATCGAGCATTATCAGCATCTTGTGCACGTTTTGTTGCATCAGCTTGGTCACTAAGTGCTTTTTTAAATTGTGCTGTTAAATCAAGAATTTCTTGAAGGTCTTTTATTGCAAGACTATCAAATGATAACGTTGTAAGTCCAAGCTTTTCTGCAAGTTCTGCATTTTGATTTAATAACCCGTTGTACTCAGCCGCAGCAAGAATCTTATTTCTTTCATTTTCACCAATAGCCTTCCATCTTGCAGTATATGCTTGATTTGCTTTATCTTCCGCATCTGCTCCTGAGTTAATAACATTATTAAGTGTTTGCCAATCTTTTATTGCTTTATCCAAACTTGCTTGATTCTGTTTTCCCCAAAAATCTGGATATTTATTCTTCAGTTCAATAAGAGAAGTAATCAATGATTCAAGTGCAGCTTTCTGTTTAGTCTTTACATCAATATCAGATAACCCAAACGCCTTTTGCTCATCATCAATATCCTTTAATTTAAGTTCATAATTACCAAGCGCAGCATCTCTATCTTCAGCAAACTTCTTCAAATCAGCATCTTGCTTCATAAGTTGCTGCCGCAGTTTTATAGCATCATCATACAACCTTAAAGAAGTAACACCCAAACTTTCAAGTTTTGCTATGTAATCATTAAGATAATCCAACTCTTTTCCTGGGTTAGCTTTTCTTTTAGCTTCAAAATCTGCAAGTGCTGCATTTGCTTTATCTACATTTTCATTCCACTTCTGTACCCCAAGTAATCCCTCTTGTCGTTTCCTTTCAAGCAAATCCATTGCATCAATCATATCCTGCTGTTTCTGAAGTTGCTGAATAAGAAGGGCAAGTTGGTCTCGCTGTTCTTTTGTAATATCTTTATTATTTGCTAATATACTTGCAACACGAAGTTCACTTACACCTTCACTTTTTGCTACCGATGCAACAACTTGGTCAATATCTTTATTATACTGCAAGTTTTCATTCAAGCGTTCTGTAATAACACCATTCTGTGCAGCGGCTTCTTTTACTGACTGTGTATTTGCTTCCAGTATTCTCCTTTGCTCAACTAATTTTGATAATTGTTCTGCTTCTTCATCTGTTACTAATTTATTTTTTATCAAATATTCTGTAATATCAGAAGTGGAAACACCTTTTTCACGGGAAATTTCCTTTACTTTTTGGGCTAATCTTTCTGCTTCATCATTAAGACCCTTGAAATCTTTCTGTGCTTCTTTTACTTGTTCTGCAATATCAGCAAACATTTTATTTTTAGCTGTTTCTTTTGCAATAGTATTCAATGAAGCTAACGCACCAACAAGTAGCATAACTCCAGCTATTGCTAATGCCACTGGCCCACCAGTTGTGGCTTTCATCAGTGATATAGTTTTTATGACTCCTGCAATAGCTAATTCGAGTGGCCCAATCGCAGCAGCAAATGCAGTAAAGGTAAGAATGGCTTTTCTCGTAGTGTCATCAGCAGTATTTACCCATTTTACTACTGAAGTCAACGATGAAACTACTTCCTTAAATGCTGGAAGCAATGCTTCACCAGTATTTGCTGCAAGTTGTCGTATTTCAGCACCTAATTGTTGTGTCTGAAACGCAGCATTTTCACTGTTTTTTGCAAAATTGTTTGCAGCATATGCAGTTGCTTCAGTAATAAGTTTCAGGTTTACTTGTGCTGTTGCAAGTTGTAGTTCAGTTCCGGTTAACTTATCAAGCCCTTCTCGCTTCAGCTCTTCAAGTGTTGCTGATTCACGAATGGCTAACCCATAATTGCGCAAGTTACGAGTATTGCCGACAAGTGCAAGCTCAAGTGCATGGGCAACATCAAGCATGTTCTTTCCAGAAAAAGCAGCTATTTTAGCAGTCAATTCTGAAACTGCTTTTGCATTTGCTAATGTTGCTTCTTCTGAGGCCCCCATTGAACGGAAAACGTTGCCATTATCAGCCATGAACTGTATAGCCTGCTCATGCGTCATCTTATATTTATTGGATAACTCTTCAACAGCTTTTCCTGCTGCTGGAAGTGTTGCTGTATAGACATTTTCAAAACGAGTGGTGCTTACTTCAAGTTGCATTGCTGATTCTATTGCTTCTTTTCCAAGTTTTACCACAAGTGCAGTAATGGCGGAAAAAGCAACACCAGTCTTTGCAAGAGTAGAAGATAAATCTTTCATCTTCTGCTCATACGTTTTTGTACTATTTTCTACATTCGTTATCTCTTTTGCAAGTGCTTCATGCTTGTTTCTCAATTCCTTCATTGCTTCATCATTTGGCTTTACACCTTGTGCTGTAAGGTTGATGATAGCATTTTCCAAATCTTTCTGTTTTGCTCGTAATGCTTCAAGCGAATTTGTATATATTTTTGTGCTTTTTTCTACTTCATTAACTTGCTTATCAAGCTCAAGATATGCTTTCTTTGCATCCTGTGCCGCTTTACTATTGGGATCAACTCCTTGAGCTATCAAATCTTGATATGCTGTTTTTGCTTCCTTCAGCTGTTTTCTCAAATCTTTGAATGAAGCAGTAATGGCTTCTTGAATACCACTGGTTTGTTGATTTATTGATATAAACGCTTTAAGTTGATCAGATAACTTTTTATATTCAGTGCTTGTTTCTTTTCCTTCTGCCTTCATTTTTGCAAGTTGGGCAGTAAATTTAGCAATTGTCTCACTAAGAGCAGTCGTTTCAGAAGCTGCATTTTTAAGGTTTTTTGATGCCTCTCCAATATCTTTAAGCCCTTTTGTTATTTCAGTGCTGTCTTTAACAATAGCTTGAGCAAGATTCTTAGATTCAGTTTTAGCTTTCTCTAGTTCAGGTGTAAACTGAGACAAATCACCAACAAGTCGTACTAATAGTTCACCAACATAATCAGCCATGTTAATCTATCTCCCCATACTGTTGCCGCAACTGCTCCTTAACTGTATTCTCGTCTGGCTGTGCTTCATCGAGCAATCCTAATTTTCTCATTTCATCACGAGCATTTTTCAACATATCATAGGATGGATGTTCTTCTTCATCTGGGTCGGGGTACTTATACTTCATCCCAAGATTAAAATACATAATCAGTTGTCCTAAACTCATATTATGCAGTATATACTCTTTTGTTGCCCAAGGATACAAAAGAGCCATTCCGATGAAGAGCGGGCCAAGATGTATTTTTCCATCACCTTGGCCCTTCTTCAGTTTTTTCCGTAAGCCTCAACCCCAGCATACGACCTTATAAGGGCATCTTTAATAGCATCAGTAAATGCCCTTACTTGTGCAACATTACAGTTTTCCTTAATCCAATCACTTGTTATCTCACTATTCCAAAAATGAGCAAATGTGGCGCAAAGTTCAACACTGAGATTGAACGCCTCTCTCATCGTTTTCTTATCTTTCAACAGTTTTTCTCTATCAAAAAGTCCGAGGCGTTCAATCAATTCATCAATCTCAAACGTAATAGCTACAGGAATATAGGACACGTCAAACTCTTTCCCACCAAGTTTTACAAACTTCTTCTCAGGTCGCAAAATGTCGAGGTCAACTACATTCTCCATTACTTACTCCAAATTATGGGTTATATGTATGAGTAATCTTGAACAACTGGCTTCCAGCAGTCCTTGTGGTATCAGGCTTAGCAGTAATATTGCAAGCAATTACGTTGATAGGGTCAGCATCATTATCACTCTTCGCTGTAAACTGAAGCCCAGTATCCATTGTTGCATTATAGACAAGAATTACTGTCTCATCAGTTACCCCATTGATAAGTCGTCTATTCGTAAGCCTGAAAATTTTTGGAGTGAGCATCTGGTTTCCACCACCAGAAAGAATTGTCTGACCAGTCGTTCCAACAGCATATGTAAGCGCACCAGCCTGAATTACATTCAGTGCAGAAGCATCATACTCAATAAGGTTTGCTGAAACAACAAATGTTTCAGTTGCAATACCCTCAAGTGGGTCAGGTGCGTTTCCAGCTTGTACAGCATATTTGGTAATATTATGACCAAAGCTATTGACAATACCTGCACCCAAATTGATGTAAGTACCTGCTTCACTCGTCAATGCCACTTCAATCTTGTAGTTACCAAGAATTAGCTCATTCGTATCAACACTTGTATTCTGATATAAAGGCATATCTATTTCTCCTTTTACTTTGTATACAGCACTGATATATCTATCGGTGCATTAAATGAACTAGCATCAGGCTCAATAATCAGCCCATTGTCTCTGACTACCGAAACTCGTGCTACCGTAAACCCATTGTTTGTTCCATATGTACCTGTGCCATAGGAACCACTAAACACATCTACTACATACGATGCCAGTTTCAACGCTGTTGCTACATCTGCTGCACGACAATTTATTGTATACACTGCTCGTTCTACACCATTTGCTCGTTTACCTCCAGCTAGTTTGTAGTAGTTTATTGCTGGTAGTGTTGTACCATCAAGGAGTACCCCATGATATACTCTTGTTGATACAATACTACTTATTGCCGTAGTATTTAATAGCGTCCAGCCGATGAATTGATATTCAGTTTCACACGTTGCCATCTGCTATTCTCCAAATGCTTCATTCGTCTGGTTATAGATAGTATGCAAATTAAGCATCTCTCTAAACATTACTTTTCCATCTATCTTTATCTTCTCTAATGCTTCACCAGCAAGATACTCAACTGCTGGTCTCAAAAATGGCTGTGCATCAGTTCCAGGATGTGTTACTTGAGTACCAAATATCTTGCCTTTATTTACATCTGCAAGCACTTTCTTATTCACTGCCCTAATAACATGAGTAAGTGAACCAAACTCAACATAAGGAGCATAGTATACAGCAGTACCAAACCGAACTTCATTCTCACTTTCTGGCTTTGAAATAGTATGAAATGAAGCAACTGCATAGTTATCGGGCGGCTCCTCAACTCTGTAGTTATTTGGGTCTTCAACATCAGTACCATCATCTTTTGCCTGAACATTGATACTTGCAGCTAAATAGCCATATCTTCTTGCACAAATATTCTTTGCATAGTTTGCACCTTCAAGAGCAAGCTGATACAGTGTTTTATCCATAAACTTCTCAGCAACGGTTTTAATGCCGTCATTCCATGAGAATGTAATTTGTACACTGTTGCTCATACCTGCTCCTCAAGTGGTACAACCATAATTTCATCATACTCCATGATATTTTCTGGAGTGCCACGAATTAAAAATGTTCTTCCAGCATGTGTAACTTTCTTGTCATCAATAGTAAAAGAATAATTCTGTGGCTCCAGAACAAGAATATGTGTTGAATTATCTGTCATCTTGCCCGCCATGAAACGTGTCGTATTCATTCCTGCTTGGTAAATCATTGCAGCAGGAATAAGTGTACTCTGTGTCGTTGTAGTAACCCCACCCATACCATCATTTGCAGTGGTTTCTCGTACAACATACACATCTGTCATGGTCAGCAAGTCTGATAACATACTACTAAACCCCTATTTCTTTCTCTTTCTTAGCTTTGCAAGCGTTTCTGCAAGCACTGCCTGCTTTTTCGTTTTTGTAGAAGCTTTCGATGATTTCTTTGTTACTTCCTTTGCATACTGTGCAGTTGTCTTGCCCGCTTTCTTTGCCTTCTTGCTAAAAGAACCCTTATTCTTTATTGCATCTTGAATCCATTGCTTATTAGCCATTTTGCTCACCTCTTTAATAGAGCAATGCTACTCTATAGTCTGCTAAACCACCTGTAATACTTCTAGGATAACCATAAGCATCGAAATCATCACTATTAAATGTTTCACTAAGCGGCCCTAATGACCTTGATGTTACTCCCGACTTCATTTTTGGCCTTACTTCTATATCATACTGCACCATTCCTGCTGCAATCTTCTTTACAGTAATAGGCCAACGAACAACGGCAATAATGATACTTGCCCCAGACAACTCATCATAAATAGTTGTTCCTGTAGTCAGCACAATAGTCTGCCCAGAAATTGATGCTATTGTGTAGATACCATCGTTTCGATATGAGCCTTGTATACAAATATCATCTCCAACAGCAAACCCATATGTGAGAAAATCACTTCCATTAGAAACTATTGAGTAAGTGCTTGGATAAAATGTGAAAGCATCATGCACATACAAACCACTAATAGTAAAATCATAGTTAGTTATATCAATGATACGCTGTTGCACTACTTCAATATATTTCCCAGCTATGATAGTACCTACAGTTGCAGTACAAGTTGAATATACACTTACTTCAGTTGGGGTCAAAACCATATATATACCCCCACATGTGTCTCATTGCAAAGTTCTAGGTGGGCTTCTTTGTAGTGAAACCCACCTAAAAACTTTTTATGCATCATTCAAGCACACCTTCAGATTCATTCCATAGCACGGGGCATCTGGTAAGCTTCCCATGAAGTAGGCCCAACTCCAGCCTGAGTAAAGACAATGCTTCCATCAGCTTTCAGGAATCTAGCACTCTCAAATTCATGTCCACCAATCACCACACTTGCCTCAGTACCCACAGTAATTGATTTTGCACCCTGCCCAACATCAGACCACCCATCACCAGCACCAAGGCTCAGTGTAACGGATGCAGTAGAGTTAGCATTAGCAACACGAATAACGAGTGTGCTAAAATCAAGTGCAGACTGTGCAGTCGTAGCAGAAATGGTCATTGTTTCACTAGAAGCAATAGTACCAGAAGCAGCAGTAATAGCTGCACCACCCAATGATGCAGTTGTAACTTTCAAAGTTCCATTCGCCATAATTTATCTCCTTTTTATCAACCAGCCGCTTCAGCAACATGCATAGCAAGCAGTGCTTCGGGTCTTACAACTTTAGCACCATACACATACAAGCCCTTCACACCTTGGTCAAAATAATCCTCACGCTCAACTGGTTTAATCTTTGCTACCTGACCAGCATATGAAATTGCAGAGCGAACACCAGCCATCACATGATAGGTAGTGGAATCATAGGTAACATTGTTGGAAACAAGAATGTTCTTGAAACCAAGTGCTTCACCAACATACCCATTGATGATAGTATCAGGCCCAACTTTCGGAACAGCAGTTGCAGAAATACCACCAACTTCAGCAAGCAGCAATTTCTGATGAAGCCAAGGCGGAATAACAATCCATCTATCAGCAGTTGGTACATTCGACTCATCAAGATAACGACAAGAATACGAAAGCACCTCAATGACATTTGCAGAAGAAATAGACTTTGCTGAACTAGGAGAGCCAAGATTGGTTGCATTTATAACACCAGCACCTGCCCACAGACTAGCAATGTATTTATCAATTTCATCACGAATTGCATACGCAGCTTCATCCATTGCAGCGTTCATTATTTTGGGGTTCATCTGTGCTGTATCAATATCATCAATTGCAAAGCTAAAAGATTTAGCCTGGTCAATCAATAGCACTTTCTGTGCAGAAGTAAGTGCCTGCCATGTCAATGCACCATATTTCGTATAATCACTAACAGTAATAGAACCAATCTCATTGATTTTTACTGTATCACCATATCCAGTAATCTCACCTTCATAATCATTATTTACAACAGATGCAAAAACAAGGGCTTTTCTCAGCCGAACAAGTAGTTTTGCACTCCAAATCTGTGGTATAAAATTCTCCAAACCCATAGTTTACTCCTTTATTTATCTTCCAATAACTTTATCCAGTTCCCCAGATAATTCCATTTGCTCCAATTCTCTTGGAGAAAGCTTTGATATATCAATTTTCTGCTTGTCCTTCTCACCCGAACCAGGTTTCGGTGAGTTCTGAAGCATATAATCATTGATTGCTTTTTGCTTCAATTCTTCTTCCTTCTTCTTAAATCGTTCAAGATACAATTGAGCGGCTTCGGGACTCTCAAAAGGAATCTCAAGCAAAAACTCTGGTTCAACACCATACTTATGCCCAAGTTCAGCTATTCTCCTTTCTCGAATCTCTTTCTGACGAGCCTTTTCAGACTCTTCAAGTTTCTGCTCAATCTCTCTGATTCTTTTCTGTTCAGGAGTTTCCTCTGGATGCAGTTTAGCCATCTCATCTGCAAGCCTTTGTTTGAACTCCGCTTCATACTTTGCAATCTGTTTTTCATCATGGGTTTTGATTGCCTTAGTAACTTCACGGTCAAACACAGGCTGAAGCAATGCCCTTCCTTCCGGTGTCTCAACAAATGAAACAACTTTCTCAGGCTTTACAGGCAAACCAGAAGCAAGTTCATCAAGATAGGCTTTTACTTCTTCATTTTCTGCATTTGCAGTAAAAAACTCTTTTACGTCAGCTAATGTAATGTCCATACTAAAATCCTCCCCTACACCTTGTGTGATTTAGGAGTAGCAACCTTCTGTATCTTTTTCATTGGTCGCCCAACTTTTCGTTTTTCAGCTACAGAAGTTTGTTCCAAATCATTTGACAAGTTGTTTTCGAGCGGAACAGTTCGCTCTTCCTTAATCTCAACAGTTGGCTCCACTATGGGGGCACTCTGCCGAGCTAAAGATTCAAGTCGTCTTGCACGAGCTTGCAACTTTCGTTGCCGTGCTTTGTTCATACCCACCTCTCTTCTTAAATTGGTATTATATCATACTTTCACTATATATGAAAGTGGCTCACTACACTAATTTTCAGTGCTACTCTTTGACATTAGCTGAAACAATTTTGTTCGTTCAGTCTCAACTTCTCTCTCATATCTACTTATTTTGTTAAATAAATCAGTTTCCTTGTTTGTAGCTTGCTGTTTTTCATCCAATGCTTTCTTCCATTCTTGTCGTAGTTTAGCAAGCTCTACTTCATACCCCTGCAATCTTTCAACTTGTGCTAATACTTCATCTGATAGCATCATTTGCTCCTTTTCTTTCGTGTTTTCTTTGCAACACCTTTGATAGTTCCTTTATTTTCTGCTGCATAGAAAACTTGTTCACCCTTTTTCTCCCCATATTCTTTGATAAAAGCGGCCTTTATCTTCTTTCCTTTCTTTGTAAGTGGCATAGTCATCACCTCTTCTTCGCTCTCTTTTCTGCAATGTCAGGATGGTGGGTATTTAGCCATGTATTGTAGTCCATATACTCAATAATCCCCTGTTCTTTTGTTCTTCGCAATTCTGGCTTGTACCCGGAAGGGGAAAATATCTCAATACAACGACAATGAATCCTCTCTTCAGGTGGTAGCCCTTCCCAGCCAGGATAGGGAGCACGATAAGTACCAGGCCCATCAAAAAAGCCATCTTCACGCTTTATCTTTCCATCCATTGCAGCATGAGTTTCACGAGTTTTCAAATCAAGCACAGCAGACCACACAATACTTCCTTCAACACCCATCTGCATTGCTTTCAAATAAGCATCATCTGCACCATGATTCAATGCTGCCATTCCTTCTGTACGAATTATCTTCAGCGCACTATTATAGGAAATATCAATAGCATGTTTCAAATCATTCGACATAGATTCAAATGACTTTCCTAGCTGAAGCCCATTCAATAATGCTTGTCGAAGTTTCAATTGTGCTTCTACTGGATAATTCTTCAATGCTTCCGCATAAAACTTATTTGCTTTATTTGCAATGGAAAACAGCTCAAGAAGTACTTCTTTACTTACAATGGTAAGTCCAAGATGCATCCCAATAGAATTATCAACTATCCAATGAGCAAGATTGAATGATTCTGCATATTGAGCTGGAAGGAACTCTTTTATAGTCTTAATGTTTTCCTTCACTGCTGGAAGTAACCTATCAAGCATCTGCTTTTCCATAACTGAGTAACGGTTATACTTCTCAACATCAGCAAGTGATAGCTTCCCATTCACTGCAAACTTATCATAAATAAGCTGCATCTCACCACGCATCTCATTCAATGCTTCGAGGAGTGCTTGTTGCACTTGTTGTTCATACTGTCGTTCTTTCTTCATCAATTCTTGAAAAGAGAACAACAGCATTGTAGAAAGCTTTGTCATATTACAGCTTCAACCATGGCTTCTTGTATTCAATCCCATCAAAATATGCTTGATATTCAGTAGTCTCTCAACCTCTTCGCTTGAGTT